TACCAAACTCCTCCTCGGTTTCCCTCATGGCGGCCTGCTCGAAGCTCTCACCCTGCTTGACGTGCCCGCCGGGGCCGCAGACCATTCCGGGGTGCCCGGTTCTGCCACGGATGCCGCAGAGAATTTGGCCGTCCTTTATCACGAGTACGCCAACGGATTCCTTGGTGTCAGGAACATCCTTGCCGTCTGATTTTTTGACCGGAGGCGTGAATCCGCTTTCAATGAGCATCCGCTCTTTCAGGGATAACGTTTTCATGTCACATCTCCTCCAAGTCTACCGTGTAACGATGACACTCCATATCATCGTCATATGTGTGATTCACTCTGCTCACCCGGAACCGGGCCGAACCCGGCGTCAGATGCTCGCCCTCCGGGTTGATACCAGACAGGTTGACTGCGCTATGTGGGTGCGCAACGCGATAAACGACCGCATAGTCCTGGCCGACGCCAAACTCTGCATCAACCGCTCCCATCGCATAGCTCTCTGCCGTTCCAGCGTTAGAAGACCAACTGGCTACATGGCCCATGCTGATTTCTTGGCCGACTTTCAACTGGCTTAGAACTCGCTGTGCGTTCTCCGGCTGCATTTCATCATTGAAGGAAACGCCCCTATAAACCGGATAATCAGCCTTTGGCGAAACGGCAATAAATCGTTCTACCTGCTCCATCTCAGCTCCATACGATTTCCTGTCAGCATCACTCATCGTTCTTACGATTTCCGGGTAAGCATCGGGGTCCTGCGTGGCAAGCATCATTTGGCAATCACCGCCGAGCCCATAGTGAGATACTGCTCCGACCATTTCCTCCAAGTCCTTGCTTGTTGTTTCGGCGTATCCCTTTTCCGCGATCTCCCTTTCGTTGATTTCCCAGAGACGCCGATTCATAGTCCCTTGCGCAACACTACCCTGCGGGAAGTCGGTTTTACCAGTATATTCAACAACAGATCCTCCAAATTCTCCGAGTTCTCCTGCTGAAACAACTTCGCCGGTCTGGAGGTTCGCAAAGTTTCCTGATTTGGTCTTCTTCCAAGCCTCACCATCATTATCCGTAGCCAAAGCACCAGCCGGACATTTTTCAAGAGAGACGCCTCCTGTACCGGCGGCAGAACCTCCAACTTCGCCTTCGCGCCCTTCGTGCCCAAAGTTGCCAGAGCCGGCCCCTCCATCAAGCCTGGAATCAGCCTTGGTCTTATCCAGAGATTGAGCTGCTTCCTCCTCGCTCATATCCTCCGGCAGCTTGGTTGCAGCGGGGGCGGCGTCCGGGGAGTTGCCTTCCTCTTCTTCATCATCCGGTGTGCCGGGGGTGAGATCAGGCGGGAACAGATTGTCTCCGGCGTCCTCGTCCAGAACTTCTTCCACATCGAACTCATCGCTGCTCGCCAAGCTCTTACGAACCTCAGAGGAATCCAGGGCCTGCATATCGACGTAAATCTGGGCCGTTCTGGCCTTCAAGTTCTGCGTGTTTGCCTTCTTTTGGTCCAAGTCCGCCTGCTCTACATCGCTCAGGGACCAGAGAGGATTGAACTCGACCTTTATCTTTGGGACCTCATCTACCTCCCCGGTCGAAAGGCCGGCTTGGAAGATGATAGACAGCAGATACCTCAGATTGCTCTTGAGCATACGCCGCTGGATGCGCTGGACGTAGTTGTAGTAATTCTCCATGGAGGTGTCATCGGTGGTGCTGAGACCGCCGACCGCCTGGCCGAACAGGATTGTCTGCGGGATATTCGTGATGGCGGACAGCATATTGCAGGACGCGCTGATGACGTTGCTGACGCCGGCAAATTGGAAGGTCTTGAAGTCGTACTCCTCACCATCCTTGTCAATAACGAGGCTGTTCAGCAGCCCACGGGCCATGTCAATGATCTGCATGCGGCGGAGGACCTGATCCTCTCCTTCTTCCGTGGCGAGTAGCTGCTGAAGGTCCTTCATCTTGTAGACGGGCTGGACGGAACGGTCAAGGAGTTTTGGGGCACTGCCGTGGGCAATCTCCGCGTCCCGGATGGCTCTGCTGATGCGGATGTACTCAGGAACGCCCCAAAGCTGGTAGTTGGCATCCGTGGCGCCTTCGGGCAGGATGCCGTTCTGGAAAACGAGGCACCGGCTGTCGTGGACGATAAAATTCCCGAATCTGCTATAGACCTGATAAAATTCCGGCATCCCGAGCCGGCTGCCACGGGTACGGAATGGGTCCAAGGGGTCATAGCTGAACATACTGGCGGTGTCCGGCTGGATGACAGAGCGGTCGTAGACCCTGATGTCGTCGATAGACCGGATGTTCTTCCAGTCCAGCGGCTCCTCAAGGCCCCTTCCGTCATTGACCAGAAGAACGGCGATGGACCCGCCGTACAAGCGGGTCCATTTGATGGCCGTCATGGCCGTTTCCTCCCAATCCAGTTCATCAAGAGCCTCCGAGTAGAAATCTTCAATGTTCTGGTCCGAAATGCCATTTAGCTTGAAGCCTCGTTTGAGGGCTTCCTCTGCTGGCGTGTCGATGATCTTGGCAAACAGGCCGTTGCCCTCGTAGAACATGGTCAGTAACTCGTCCGAGACATTGCGCTCTGGGACAAACCGGTAATGCTCTGAGGTGTCCTTAGACGTTCCGTATCTGGTCATCATGTTGGTGTATCCGTCGGCACGGTACGGGCGCACCGCCGTCCCGACATGGCGCCGTATCATGTCGGCGTACCGCATGATGCGCTCCGTCTGCTGATTGTTCTCCATGCCGATTTCACTCCATATCAATAAATTCTATCAGGTCAGGCTGCGGAGGTCGAAGATGGGTACTGTCTCAATCTCCCCGAAGCCGTTGGCCGATGCATCCACCATATCCTTGAAATTGCTCTCGGGAAAGTTCTCAAGCTGGGTGAGGTATTCCTCATTCCATGGCCCAGCCACAATGTCGAAGTTGCCGGCTTGCCACTGGGCGGCCATAGGCTCTGCCCTGGCCTCTTTGCTGCCGGATTCTGGGACAGTCTTCACATCGAAGCCCGCCAGGAACTTGATGTAGGACTTGGCCTGCTCCTTCCCGGCCTGTCCGGGGTCCTGCGGGAGCCTGATACGGACCCGCTTGTAGGTGGCTCGGTCCGCCTGGGCTGTGAGTTTGATGGTCTTGCGAACATCGGAGGCGGACATTTGCTTATTGATAACATCTGCGATGATGTACCGGCCATTATTCCGCTTTCCGATAAGGACGCCGGCCGTGTATGCCGCGTCCCCGCTCTCGGTCTTATCTGTAGCTGCCAAGTCCCAGCACCGGACCCACTGGATAACATCCTTGGGCACCTGGTCCAGAATGTCGCCGAGCTGGGTCCGCTTGAAGAACAGTCCCGCAGCGGCCTTGATCTTCCAGTTACCATAGAGAAGCCGTTCCCGCTCAATGAGCGGAAGGGCTTTCAGGTTGGCAAGGTAGCTCGGGTTGACCTTCAAGAGCTCCTGGTTGTCGTTGATTGAGGACATGATGAAGGTAACGGACCGAGGCTCCTGCTGCTCTTCCCAGGTCTTCAGGCCGAACTGCTCCCAAAGCTCCTCCGGCGTATCTGCCCAATACAGGACCTCTTCCCGGCGGACGAACCACCGGCGCTTCCCGCTCCTCTCGGGGATTGGGTAGCCGGTGTCTGGGTCGATCCACCATTCGATGAACTTGGCGACCCAGCTATCTGCATCTGGGTTGCAGGTTGCCAGAACATACGGGGTGACACCGCAGGCGGAACGGTTACGAGACAGCATATAGAAGAACGTCTTTTCGCTGAAATGGGTCAGCTCGTCAAAGCACAAGCCGCATATCTGGGAGCCTTGGAACTTGTACAAGTCTCGGTCGCTCTCGATATGCGCGAACTTTACCTTGGACACCACCCGTCCATCCTTGTCCCGAAACAACCAGGAACTGCTGGATACTCTGGGGCCGGCACCCCTGATGCCCCTATACATCTTCTCCGCCTCTTCCCACAGACCGCCGGGGGAGAATATCTGCGGGTGGTTTTTTCTGAATATAGCGCAGGTGAAGCCCTTGACATTCTTGTACCGCAAGGGAGACATCAGCAGGCCGAAGGTCTTCCCGCCGCCGGCAGCACCGCCATAGACTATAATTGAGGCAGAGGACGCCAAAAACCGCTCCTGCGGCCCAGGCTGAGGTCTGATGTTACGCACAGTCCTCATTTCCTCATTCGTCCTCCTTCGCAGGCAGGTAGATGTGAACGTCTTCGGTGTCTTCCTCCTCTGCCCCATCTACCCCTGGGGCATAGTCTTCGCTGAGACGGGCCTTCTCCGCTTTCGCAACGTCGATCCTGGCCTGCCGCTCTTCGTGGGCAAGACGCTGATCCTCCGTAGTGAAGCCGAGGAAGTCCATGACCGCCTTGGCCGCCGCGACATCCCCGGCCTGAGCTTTTTTGACCAGACCGACCGCTACTGCGGTCATGTTCGTTCGGTCTGCCTTCTTATATCCCTCCGCCGCCAGGCGGTCATCAATGGCACCCGCTGTGCCCATGTCCAGGACCAATTCAAGGGCTTGCCGAATATCTCTTTTGGCCCTCCGGGCCTCTCCACTTTTCTTTCCTCCAGCGGCACCTCGCTTTTTTGCTTCATCCTTGGTTCGGACCGGCTTGAGGTTGCCAGGGGCACCCTTCGGGTTAGCCATATAGCCACCTCATTTCCGAAGGTATACAGAAAGCCCCACATGGAGGCCATGCGGGGCTTCTTGGTGACGTTTTTTAGTATGGGGTATGTTATCCATAGAGTTCTGATAAGACGGCCTTACCGGCGCTTATGGTACCCTGAAGGTCAACGCCGATGGAAACGTAGAACTCAGGGTGAACCATGCACTCATAGGCCCGGATGATTGCGTTCTGCTGGCCTTTCGTGAGGCCCAGACGGAAGCCCTTGGCGATGGACAAAGCCTTTTTCCACTGGCCAGCGGAAACCGCCTCCCTAACGATGTCAGTCTTCTTTACCAACATACCGGCGCGGCCTCCCTTCCGAATCAGTAGTACCGCTTTGCCCCGCCGGCAATGTAGTCGGCGTAGACCTTCTCGGCCCTCTGGCTCATCTTCCCCTTTTTCCGGTCATCCTCGACCATCTGGCTGAAGTCCCCGTCATCAAAGAGGTTGAGCTGCTTGGGGTTGAGGGCCATGTTTTCCTCAATGACCATTTCCATCTTCGTCTTTCCGAGCGCCTTGCCCTTCCGAGTGTGGCAGTCGTACACCCAGTCAGGGACCCGGACGGAATTGGGCAGGCCATCCCAGCCGTACTCCTCGATCTCCTCCGGGGTCAGCGTCCGATCCGGGCACATGAAATTCAGGCACACATAGTCGGCGTCCCGGTTCTTCCGAGCCATGCACAAGAGCGTGACCGCTTTCGCAATGAAAATCCAGCTCTTGCACTTGTTGCCGTTGATGATCTGGTCGGCCTCATACAGCGCGATGATCTCCTGCGTCATGATCCCGTAGCAATCCTCGGCGGATACGGTCAGCAGCCGCTTCCAGAGGTATTCCCGGAATCTGACGTGCATTTCCTTCGCCGCAAAGGAAGCGTGGAAGACATCGCAGCGCCTGATTGCCTTTTGCAGCATGGACGACATATCAAACAGGCTGTATCCGTTGAGTGTCGTCAGTTCCATTCCCATAACATTTTCCGTCCTTTCCTTTGGAAATCTCCACATTTTTTATGATTTCCATAACTTTATTATCGCACATAGGGCGGCTTTACGTCAATCGAGTATGGAGATGTTAACAAATTGTTAACGAGCTCAACCAGGGGTCTTGACAACGGTGAACGTGCCATCCTCATCATAGGCGGCGATTCCTGGTGTGCCGCAGATGAACGAAGTCTCCAGCGTGTTGGAGTAGGCTCCAACGTTGTCAAACAGGACACGGTCGCCAACAGCCAGCGGGCCGGTGTAGCCAGTCGTGAATATGTCGATCTCCGTGCAGGTGGAGCCATAAACAACAGCGTCCTCAACGGATTCCTTTGATTCCGTGAGGACGTGGTACGGAAACCGGTTCTTGGGATCCATGAAGACCTCGGTATCCATGGCCTTTCCATCGAGCGTCACAGCCGTCATGCCAGCCACCTGCTTGATAATGTTCACCCGCGAGACATATGCCTGGGCGCTGGCCGCGATTGGCGTTCCAGGCTCCAAGATGAGACAGGGCATTTCATCCTCGCTGAACACCTCGGAGAACTCCTTGTGGATGGTCGCCGCATAATCGAAGAACGACGGGACTCTTTTGTACCGCTTTGCCACTTCCGGCCTCATATGACCATACATATTGCCGCCGAGGTCGATATACCGGCATCCGAGCTCTTTGGCGATATGAGCCATGCGCTTCGCCCTTTCCTTCCAGTAGGAGATTTCCCTAGCCTTGCTCACATGGCAATGGATTCCAACGATATTGAGGTTCTCGCAGAGCTTGAGAGTATCGCACAGATCGTCGTTGAACTCCATGCCGAACCTGGAAGGCTGGAGGCCCTCGATGTCGAGGTTCAGCCGGATTCCGATGTCGATGACGGCATCGCGTTCCATGGCATACTGGTTGAGCAACCGGAGCTCCAGAACGTTCTCCACATTGACGATCCCGCCGTGGCTGGCAACCTCGAACTTCCCGTCGATGTCTGGGATGACGCCGTTGTAGATAATCATACGCAAGGGGAAAATCGTGCGGGCGAACTTCAGCTCTTTGGGCGAAACGACCTCGGCATAACCTCCCATGTAGTAAACTGTCCGAATGATGGGCAGGGCCGGGTTGGTTTTGAATGAATAGCCGAAGATGAAACGGGGAAACGTGGAGAACGCCAGCTTCAGGTGCTCAATGGTATTCCTGAGTTCTGGCAGATTTACGATGTACAGCGGTGTCGGCAGATCCTTACCGCTTGATTTTAAGTCGTGCAACATTCTTTTTGTAGTCGTACTCATAATACTTACCCCATTTATTGTGCATGGCAATGGTCAGGTCGATGTGCTGTTGGCGGGATACCGTTGTGCCCTCGTTGGTGTCCATGAACGCCTCGGTGCAAAAATACTTCGGCATCAGGATGACCCTGTTCAGCAGGAGCTCCTGCATCGCCATATCAATATCACTGCAAGCCGGGTCCTCGGATTCAAACTTGGCCCTCAGCCTCTCTTTGTTCACCCAACGGATATGGCCCGGCATACCCTTGAAGCCAAACTCCCGGTCGTAGACATAGGAGGCCGGGTTGGCGTTCTCGAAGGCCAGGCCGAGGTTGAGATCATACAGGAGCTGACCGATCCTCTCACATTCCATCGTGGCCGTCTCCCGATCCGGGGTGCCGTCCTTAAGGCGAAGGGGGTATCGCTTATCGCTGCGGTAGCACATATTCTTGATGTCATCATCAGCGATGCAGATGACCGGCTCCGGGGTGTTTTCGATGATCCAGTATAGGGTACTCATGAAGCTCCTAACCGCCCCGGTGGGGATGGTGAGGATATCTTCTACCCCAGCAGCCCGGTACATGTCCGCCTGCTCCTCTCGGACGACGTAGGTGCAGTATTCAAACAGATCCTTCGTCATGATGGCGTCCCACCGATTGTAGGACATACAGTACAGACCGAAGTTCTCAGGTTTCACGGAAGAAGCAGGGGTCATAGTAGTTCACCATCCTCAGACCGTAGTCGATGTCGAAGGACACGCCTTCCAGGGATTCTCCCATGAGCTGACGGCAACGCTGGTAAACAAAATCGCCACCCGCTTTCTCTACGAAGGCGATGGTGGCGTTGATTCTTGGGTTGCACTCAAGCAGGACGGGGGTTCCATCGGGCCGTACCATGAAGTCGAAGCAGGCGTTTCCATCCAGGCAGGTTCTTCTGGTTATCTGCTCCGCAATGTCATAGGCGGCCTCGTTTTTGATAATCTCACCAGACATGACCGAGCCGTATTCCATGAAGTAGCCGGCGAAGCCACACATACCGACGACCTCGCCATGATCCGCGAGAACGGCAACGCTGTAGTCGGTTCCCTCAATGTACTCCTGCAAAATGATCTGAGTGCCGGTTTTCTCCGTAATGTCAATGAGCTGGTTGATGGAAATGTAGCGGGGCATACCGGCTCGGTTGAACAGAGAGACATCCAGAGCCTTCTGCTCATCCAGAACCGCAAATCCTGCTCCGCCGCAGTGGCCTTGAATTTTGCAGCACAGTCTGGTGCCGGTGTAATAGCCGGCCATTCTGGCAAACTCGACAATCTCATCCGGGGTGCTGACCACCTTCTGAACCGGCATAAGGTTCGGGAATACCTGAGCCATAACCCTCTTGTTGTTCAGGGTGCTGAGAGAGGCGGACGAAGCAATGGACATCTTTGTACCGGAGGATTCCAGCTTCTCCCTGTTTTCCGACAAGACGGCTAACTCCGCCTGTACGAAGGGAAGAACCACATCCACCTGCTTATCGCGGCATAGGTTCAGGAGCCAATCCGGGTACTCCGGGGACAGAACCAGCGGGGCAACTATATACTCGTCCACGCCGTTTCTCAAGAGGTTGTCGGAGCTGCTGTTTATCCCGATGACCTCCACTTCGCGGTGGTCGCGGTTATTCTTCAGCATCCGAACAAGACCGTTCTGGTGCCTTCCACACCCTGTAATGACAATTTTCATGCTACTTTCATCCTTTCCAGTTATGTGGCATAGCCTCACTTGAAGAAGTGGTAGTCGGGATAGCGCATCATCTTTAGGCCATAGTCGATGTCGTACTCCCTGGCGAAATCCTCACCCATGAGCTGACGGCAACGCTGGTAGACGAAATCGGCCCCGGCGGCCTCTGGGAAAGCAATGCCTGCACTCAGGCGCGGGTTGCACTCCAGGAGCACTGGCCGACCATCAGGCCGAATGATAAAGTCAAAACAGGCGTTCCCATCGAGGCCAGAATCCTCCACGACCTCACGGGCTATAGCGTATGCCGCCTCGTTCTTTAGGATCATGCCGCTGGTGTAGGCCCCGCCCTCAATGGAGTCCCCCATAAAACCACACATCCCGGCGACCGTACCGTTGGCCGCCAGGACGCATACGCAGTATTCGGTTCCCTCGACATATTCCTGAAGGATCACTTCGTGGGGGATACGCTTCAGCCAGCCGTGGTCCACCATCTTACAGAGCTGGTCGAGGCTGATGTACCGCTTGGCCTTGTTCAGCAGGTACATATCCAGGCTCTTCAGCTCGTCAATGACGGCGAAGCCATAGCCGGCACTGCACCCGGCGAGCTTGCAGCACATGGGCATCCCACCTGTGACTCCATCTCGGTGTGCGTAGTATCCAATGAGGTGAGCAAACGCCCGGACATCCGTGGAGTTCTTTACCACGGCCTGCCGGGGCATGAACCGAGGATACTGACGCGCCATCTTAATCTTATCGTTCACCAAGGCCAGAGATTCTGCGGACGTGATGGACACCCTTGTTCCGATGGCCTCCAAGCGTGGGCGGTACTGAACCGCCAGTGGGAGCTCAAGCTGGAAAAATGGGAATACGATGTCAATGCTTTCGCTGCGGCACACACCCTCCAGCCAGTCGGTGTAAGTCGGGTCAGCAATGGACGGTGCGATCAGGAACTTATCCACCTCCGTTCGGAGGATATTCAGCTCCTCGCTGTTGATTCCGATGACCTCGATCTCCCGATGATCCCGGTTATTCTTCAGCGCCTGAACCACGCTCTTCCTTGTCTTGTTGCACCCCGTTATCAGAACCTTCATAGTCCTCTGCCTCCCTGCCTTCTTGGTCTTCTGTATCTTCCTGGTCAACCGCCGCCAGATTACGCTTAGGGACGATTTGGGCTTTCATATCGTTATACCAGACGGCCCTGGCCTGGATCTTTCGCTTCTCTGACACGATCATCTTGCGGCCCTTCAGACCTAGGGCGTTTTGCAGATCCTTGTAGTCGATCTCGTTATCGCAGACGATAAGGACGTAATTGTACCCCTCATACCGAAGCAATTCCATGTCCAGGAGCGTCATTTCCTCCGGGTGTTTTTTCTTTTCCTTGGGGTCGATGCCGGGGTCGATGAACAGGTCCGCCGTCCATTCAGCCAGGATATCCTCATCCCAGGTGCCGCTGTGTGTGTTGTCTCGGAGGTTGATAGACCTGAGTTCCGCCTGCGAGTACCCAATCAGGCGCTTGCAGTCGATCTCCTGGTCCGGGCCATATTTACGAAGAACTACCTTGAGCCGCTGGTTCCCTGCGATCACGTTGTCCTGTTCGTCAATTAGAAAGATCCCAAAGTCCCCGAACAGGTCGAAGCTGGTCTCCAGTTCCTCCAGCTTCTTTCGGGTAATCTTTCGGGGGTTGCCGAAGCCCGTCTTGAGGTCTCCGGACTTCATCTTGCAAAGCTCAATGCGCTTTCCCATCGAAGTTTTCCTCCCATGAAAATGTATGAGGGCCGGCATCTGCCGGCCCTCATCGGGGGTATGTTAACGTAAAGAAGATAGCTCCTGCTTTATCGTGACCAGCTCCAGAATCATCTGGTCGATGCGGGCAATGCAGGTATTCACACCGCAAGGCGGCTGCGCTACCGGCGCCTGCTGGATCTGCTGCACCGGCTTTGGTTTCGGTTCCTCGGACAAAGGCAGACTCTTGAGTTCCTTGGCGTACTCCAAGAACCACTCGCGGAAGAAGTTGGTCTCGGATCGCTGTCTGACAAACTGAACGGCATCATCCACTGTCATGTACCACATCTTGTAGCTCAGGCGGGAGTTGCGGCCGTTGTTCCTGGACTGGGCCGGGAGCTTAATCTTATCGACCTCAATCCTCTGGACCAGCTTGCCGCCGGCCAGATACCCGCAGCACTCGGCGATGTCTTTAATGCTGACGTATGTTTTGCCTTCATGAACGGCGACCCGGAACAGAAACGAATTGTTCTGCGAGATGACATACTGCCCATTGCCGTAGTCCCGGATGG